AAAACTTCACTAGAGTCTGGCCACATCGCCCTCATAATGCCAAAAGCAACATTCATCGTGACCTCAGAAACATACGTGTCATGTGAGCTCCAGTCACCACATATTAGTCGGTGACCTTCTTGTGTTATTTTATCAACAAAGTAATCCCAGTTCTCACCTAATAATGAAACTCCGATACCATGACCTGAATCCCATCTATGGCTAATTCTACGATAAGCGTTAGTGATCGGCCTCGAGTATATCTGTTTTAATTGCGTAATAGGCGTCTCTTCTTGCAACACGCACCGTGTTACAGTTCTATCACCCAACGAGCTATACTTGTTAAGTTTTTCACGACCCCCAACTGTCTTAAGGCTAGTGTCAACCATAAGCTTTGACCCACAAAGGTCAAAGAGAACTTTCGCTACCTGATTGCTAAGGACAATGCTTAACTTTTTTGTTTCACCGAAGAGGTTACCCGTCATTAACCCTGAATAACTTTCTGGTTTAACATACATTAGATCAATATCTGCTTTTGTTGGCTTGAACTTAAACTTCGGTATTTTCCAATTAACCCCATATTTTTTTATAATATAAAGTAATCCATCGTAAGTGATGTCATTTATACGTTCTTCGCCGTACCTCTCTAAATGTGGTCTCGCAAAATCCCACCCACCATTCGGTAGTGTTGCTCCGTAATTTTCGTCATTATATAAATCGTACTTTTCCGAGTTTTTAATAGCAAAGCCCTCGAAAATATGGTCCATTGTAGTTATATCACACCCTTTAGTTCTAGGGAGTATTGGACACATACTTTGAAAAACAACTTTACTGCTCGGCTTAAGTGGCAATAGATGATGATGACTCTTACTTTCACTCTTATTTGTCAGTAGATCTCGTAACTGAGTTAGCGATAACTCTTTCTTTTTTACATATCTACAAGCGCCTAAGTACATATTACGCCATATAGTCGCGTCGACTAAGACGTTTCTGCTATGGAGCTTATAGTATAACATATTGTTAAGTCCACTGACTCCTAACATTCCTTTGAGAAGCGCCTTATTTTTTGGCCTACCTCCTACTGTCTCACTTGGGTTTAAGTACCACTGTGGAGCCTTGTATTT